CGAAGAAGTGCTCGCCAAGATGAAACCCGGAGTCGCCTGCACGACTTTCAACCTGGCGCAGGACTTCGGCGCGACTACCCAAGACATGCGCCACTGGCTGCGAGACCTGGAAGCAGAGGGCAAAGTGCAAGCGTGCGGTGAGCGGTACCTGGGCAGCGCGTTCCGGCTTGCCGAACACAAGGTGCAGCCGCCGTATGTGAATCTCCGACTAGATGAGGATCTTGTTGGTTACAACTCAACCCTGCGCAGTCACGAAAGGCTCGCGATGCTTACAAGGCGGTGATATGGAGTTCACAGTGCTGGATTTCGTGGATTTATGGCTGAACAAAATGGGGCTTAGTGAAGCGGTTAATCAGGACCAGCGGGAGACGTTGGAGAGTTTTGGTGACTTCGTGGTTACGCATCTTACAACCGACCGCGCCACCGTCCCTGTATCTGCACCCGTTGCGGAGCCGGTGGCATTCAAATATCACGATTTTGGAACTTGGTGGGATCTCCAGACTGATATTGATGATGATTCCTATACGTTAGCTCGCCGGATATTCAGCGCCGGTAGATTGCATCAGGTCGCCGCCCAGCCTGCCGCAGATAACGCACCCCAAGCACCGAGCGCGGGTAGCGTGGCGGACCTTTGGCAGGAGCACTGGCAAGGCTCCCATCCGTACAAAGGCTGGTCGATAAAGTGCGGGCGTGACGAGGTCGTTTGGCTTGGCACCGAAATATCGGGAGATGACGTCACGGCAATAGTTATGGCACACAACAAACGCCACGGAAAATGCATTGATTGCGACGATAAATCAGGCTGCGTAATGAATTGCAGCGGACTTAGCGATGCGCCGTCAGCCAATGCGCAAGCCCCTGATAGCGCGGCACCTATTGGCTATGTGAACGCGCGATGGGCCGAGGATCGCAAAGGCACGACGACCGTCTACCCCGAGCCCCATCCGCGTCTCGCTACATTCCCGCTAATCGCCGCCCCCAGTGCGCACGCAACGAACAAGGACGTATCGTGAGCGGCCCGCGCCCTTATAACGCCTTGGGCTGGTACGGCGTCGCCTGCGCAATCGCGGTGTACTGTTCGGATATGTTTTATCTAGGCCGCTGGTTGTTCCGTCTGATACACTAACCGCAATCTCCTTCGTTGTAATTTAAGCCCGCCTTCTCAAGCGGGCTTTTTCTTATTGCGCGTTCGGTTCTCTGAGCGTAGGATGCTCGGACAGTACCGGACAACCAAAGGAGATTACCGTGCTTATCCCTATCGCCGACGTTCTGGCGCTCATACCCGTCGCTCGCTCCACCCTTTACCTTCGCATGGCCGAACCCGACTTCCCGAAACCGGTTCGCGTAGGCGGGCGTGTCTTCTGGAAGCAGGAAGACATTCTTGCGTATATCGATTCGAAGAAAGCGGAGGCTTAATGCCGCAATACTTCAAAAACCTGGGCGAGCAGCTACTCGACCAGGGCTATCTCATCGTCCCGCTGCCTCCGGGCAGCAAGGGGCCAAGGCTCAAAGGCTGGCCGTCGCTCAAGCTCGACAAGCCGACGTTTCACAAGATGGCGGCGAATGGGTCAGCGGACGCGGGCATCGGCGTGCTGGCCCGCCACACGCCTGCAATCGACGTGGATATCCTGGACGAAGCGGCTGCGCAGGAAATGTCGGATCTTATTGACGAGATCTTCCCCGGAGAAGCGCTGATGACGCGCACGGGTCGCGCGCCGAAGTTCCTGATTCCGTTTCGCTCCGACGACCCTTTCAAGAAACTGACTTCCAATATTTATACGGACGGCACAAATGATCACAAAGTCGAAATACTCGGCGACGGGCAGCAGTGGGTTGCCTACCACGTCCACCCTGAGACCGGACTTCCCTACGTATGGTTTGATGGAGTGGGGACTGACGGAATCCGAGTCGTACAAATGGGCGCCCTACCGCGTCTCACGCGAGACTTGGCTCAACGCGTTATTGACGCATTCGAGGTACTTGCGGGAAGAATGGTTAGCTTGGGACAGTGGACGCGAAAGTCTGCGGTTTCAGAAGCCCCCGTTCATGGCGTCGTAGATGATCCTTTCATTGACCACATCGACAAAACCAACCTGACAGACGCCCAAGCCGAATGGGTGGTCTCGCGCATCAAGAACGACGAAGACGACTACGACCGGTGGTTCGGCGTGCTGTGCGCGGTGCACCACCAACTGGGCGAAGCTGGCATCGAAGTGGCGCGCGCCTACTCGCAGAAGTCCTCCAAGCACGTCGATGAAGTCTTCGAAGCCAAGTACGCCTCGATCGGCAGCTACACGGGCCGCATGACCACGCTTCGCTCCTTCCTGCCCGAGACCGGCCAGCCTCCGAAGGAAGAGCACAAACCGCGGGCCAAGTCCGACAACCCCTTTGCGGTTCACGCTTGGGGCGATTACAAGCAGAATTACCTGAGCGTGCCGTGGATCATCAAGGGCGTGCTACCCCAAGCCGAAGTCGGGATCCTCTACGGCCAGTCGGGTTCAGGCAAGACGTTCTTCGTACTGGACCTCGCCGCCACAGTTGCGCGTGGCGCGGACTGGCGCGGGCGCAAGGTATCCGAATGCCGCGTGGTGTACGTGGCGGCAGAAGCCCGCGAAGGCGTCAAAAAGCGCATGGACGCCTACGACCAGCATGTATGCCCCGACGGCGCGCGCCCCGACATCATCGCATCAGCACCCAATCTGCTGTCCTCGGACACACAACAACTCGCCGACGCCATCGGCCACGCGGGCCTGATTATCCTGGACACGATGGCGGCTTCCCACTCAGGAGATGAGAACAGCGCTAAGGATATGGGCCTGTTCCTCGCCGCGTGCAAGGATCTGAGCCTCGCCACGGGCGCGATGGTGCTGGCGGTACACCACACAGGCAAGGAGGACAGCAAGGGCATGCGTGGTTCGTCAGCTCTGTTCGCGGGCGCCGACTTCGTCATGGAAGTGTTCAAGAACGACAAAGAGCACGGCGCCGTTCTTTCCAAGTCCCGCGATGACGCGACGGGAAGCAGTTTCAGTTTCGTACTCAAGCGCGTTGTCGTCGGCCACGATGATGAGGGCGACGAGGTCACCACTTGCGTCGTGGAGCCGATCAAGAAAGATGTCGAGAAGACCGGAAAGAGGCCTTCAAAACTCGCCAATCTGAACGACTCGCGGTACGACTTGAGCCGTGAAGTTCTGGCGGTTATCGAAGACGAATTGCACAAATCCACGACCGGAAAAGTCCACCAGGATAAGATTTTTGAAATTCTGCTTGACAAATACCCCGGAAAACAGAAAAAAAACATGGCTGTGGTGTTGCTGAGGTTGGAGCAAATGGGGGCCATAAGGCAAAGCCTTGACTGCTATAGCTTGGATGATTCTGAAGATTTTCTCGGCTGAGGTTGCTGAGGTTGCGCTGAGGTTGCGCTGAGGTTCGGCTGAAGTCTGAGGTTGCTGAGGTGTCTATAAGACCTCAGCACCTCAGCAACCTCAGCCAAGACAAAACCATTAAATGAAAGGAAAATGAAATGTTTATAAAAGTGACGAGAGGCGGAGCCGAAAAGCGTTTTCAGATGCTTATCCCGATCGCCAGCATCGCGATGGTTTGCACGGGCTACGAAAGTGGTAGTCGCGTGCAACTGGCAGAGAACCGTGTTGAGATCGAAGTGGAAGAAAGCGTCTTTCAGATTTGGGCGATGATGAAGGAGATGAAGTGAAACGAGATTCGGTTTTTTGTGTTGCATGCTCCAAGCCGTTTGACGTAGGTCTCTTGGAGCTAGTCCGCTGGTCGGGACCGATGTGGTGCCAGCCGTGCATCGCACTGGCCGATGAGAAGCTGGCAGAAGCCGCCAGGCGGGTTTCACAGGTCGGGGAGGTACTAGGAGAACGATAGAGACAAAGAAGCCGCCTCAAGGGCGGCTTTTGCGTTTCAGTGAAGCTCTTGGTAGCCAAGCCACATTCCGGGGTTTGCCGTAACAAAGTCGTCACGGTCTTTGAAGCCTGCGAGGATCGACAAGTGTTCGGTCATGTCCTCGATGCTAGGCGGGCCGTCTGAGCGAATGTAGCCAAGCGCTTCCTCGCCCGGCGCCACGATGACGTAAGTGATCATTGGATGCATATCCTCGTGTAGTCAACGGTCCTGCGGATTGTCCAGTGCCTTTGCGTCTCAGGCAACCACATGTCAGCGCATGCTACTTCGATGTAGGCGTTCGCCAAGGGCGTGATGACGGTATGAACGAGTGTGCAAACTTTTGCGCGTTCAAGGGAAAGTAGCTCGGATTCGGTTTTCATGATTGATCTCTCGGTTCGTTGTGAGCACTTTCACTATAGCAGATGCTATACAAGTCTTTAGAACTTTTGGTTATATAGAACGCGCGTATGTGTGAGCACGACCTTTGTCCGGTTCGCGACAAACGGTTTGGTTTAGCTGCAAAACGGACACTGAGGTGGATGCTTGGAATATTGATTACGAACCGTAAATCGTTGTTAGCGAAACGTAAGATAGACGGATGATATTGAAAGGCGGCGCACAGTGATAATCGGGCATAATTTGCGGTTTGCGCTAAGTCATTGATTGTTAAGCAATTAAGCAAACGCTTTAGTTGACATAATGGATTTAAACGAACAAATTGTGTTGTCAACGATTCGGATTCGCCTCGGATGCGAAGGATTCTCAACTCTGGGAACCCTCCGGCCCCCGCCGGACGGGGTGATAAATTTTGCAGACCGCTTTCCCAAACCGCGAACCGGAAAAACATCGATGGAACTTCCGAAGCGCAAACCGCGATAAACTCGCAACAAATCGCAAACTCCCACGGACCCCAATGGCTTCAATGACCAGCGCTGCAACGCTGCACATAATCTCGGAAGACCGTGCGTTGGCAAGTGCAATGGTCTTCCCGCACAGGCATCCCCAGGCGTCACCGCCAGCGCATGTGGAAGTGATGGACCTGTGGCGGTCACAAGACGAGTTCGTGCAGATCGAGATGTTCCGCGAGGGCGGCAAGTCCACATTGTCCGAGGAATTCTTACTACTGGAAGCGTGTTTCCAGAACTTCGGGTACTGCATCATCCTGGGCGAGACCTACACGAAAGCCTGCCAGCGGCTTGAGGCGATCAAGTTCGAAGCGTTGAAGAACATGAAGTTGCTCGCGCTGTTCGGGAAGTTGCGCGTAGCGGGTAACGTGTGGAATGAGAACCAGATCGAACTAGCCAACGGCGTGATGATTGAGGCTCACGGGTGGGAAGAGGAAATACGCGGCTTCAAGTGGCACGACTTGCGCCCGGACCGTTGCTATCTCGATGACGTTGAGAACAAGGAGCGCGTGAAGACGAAGGAAGCGGTGGACGCTTCCATGCGCAAGATCTATCTTGAACTGATGCCCGCGATGGACAAGGAGAAGGGGAAGATCCGGGTCACCGGAACCCCGTTGGCCGAAGACTGCATGATCGTGCGGTTACGGCAGAACCCCGACTGGACGTCCAGAAGCTTCCCGATTTGCAACGGGGACATCGATGACCCGGCAACTGTGGCGCTGTGGCCGGAGCGCTACCCGATGGAGTGGATCAGGAAAAAGCGCGACCAGGCGGAGCGCGCGGGGCAGCTTCGCGGCTTCTTGCAGGAGTACATGCTGATGGCGATCGGGAGCGCCGATAAGCCGTTTGAAGCGGAACACATTCATGAGGTGGCAATTGACCCGGCGCCATGGTTACCGAAAGTGCATATTGTGGATCCTGCTCGTACCGCTAACATTGGGAAGTCTGATCGCACTGGACGTGTGGTTGTTTCCCGCCTCGGTACCAAGATCCTCGTGCACGCAAGCTCCGGCCAGTACTGGAAGCCCGATGAGATCATCGCGGATGCTTTTGAGACCTCCCGCCGATATGACGGCGCAACGGTTGCGATTGAGAAGAATTCTCTAGACGAGTGGTTGATGCAACCGATGCGCGCGGAGATGTTGCGCCGCGGCGAGAGTTTGCCCCTGAAGGCGCTTCAGGCTCCGCAGGACCGTAGCAAGGAAGCTTTCATCATGGGCCTGCAACCGTTCTTCGAAGCGGGCGACATCGTGTTGGTAGGCGGGCGCGGCGCGCATGCGCAACTGGTCGCGGAGATTTTGAACTTCCCGTCGGGCAAGCGGGACATCTTGAACGCGCTGGCGTACGCCCAGCGGGTATTCTCGGGAACGGCGATCTATGAAGACTTCGGTGAAAAGAATCTCACCAGCGAGTACGAACCGAGTCAGCGCGACGCACTTGCTATTTGCTTCAATGCGTCGGGCAACGAGACAACGGCAGTTCTGGTTAGCGTTGAGGGCGAACGTCTTGTGGCTGTTGCTGATTGGATCAGTCCTGTTCCTCCGAGCCAAGCTGTTCCCGACGTGATGCAGTTGGTCCGTGCAGCGTTCCCCCGCGCCCGAGTTACGGCATGGCTCCCCGCCGACGTGATGGATCAGCAGGACCGCATGCCGCTGATGGCGGCACTGCGCGCGGCGAAGTTGAACCCGATGCGCGGAGCGTACTCCACGATGGCGCGCGGCGCGTTGAGCCCGATGATCCGCACCGAGATGAAGGGGCGGCGGCTGTTCCTGGTCGACAGCAACGCGCGGCACACCATGAACGCGATGGCCGGGGGTTACAACCTGCCCACGATGAAGAACGGCCAGCAAAGCGGGGAACCTGAGCGCGGGCCGCACAGGACGCTGATAGAAGGCTTGGAGGCAGCGGCTTACGTGATATGCTCTAGCGCAGGAAATTCCTTGCCGGATGACCTGCATTCTGCTACAAACCCGCAAGGTGCTACATACTTCACTTCACTCCCCCGGAGATAATCATGGGCG